TTATTTGAACATTTTTCTTTTATAGAGTGTGATAAACGTTACAAACATTAACATTAATGCCACACCAACTGTTCCGTACCATGTTAGTTTCGGTAAATCAACGTTCATACCAAAGAAACTGAACACCAATGTCGGAAGCGTTAAAAATACTGTAAACAGTGTTAATATACGCATAATATTATTCATTTCATTTGCAATTAATGATGAATAAGAGCCGGTAATACTTTCTAGGATGCGTGTGTAAAGTTCCGTCGTATTCAAGGCCTGCGTATTTTCAATCATTAAATCTTCCAGCAATTCTTTATCTTCTTCGTAAAGTTTAAGTGAACGTGATCTGAATATTTTTTTTATTGTATCACCATTTGCAGTGAGTGATGTTAAGAAATAGACTAAACTCTTCTCAATCTCCATCAATTCATACAGCTGCTTATTCGTTAAGGAGTGTCTTAAATTTGCTTCAATCTTAATACGCTCACGATTTATCTTCTTTAATGTGTTGTTGTATTTCGTTGCAACTGTAAGCATCACTTCCAGCAGGAATCGAGATTTCATTCGAAGATCAAAGGTCAGATTCACAATCTTATTGAATAGATCGTTTTCTCTTGAACAAATCGTTATAATATAACCTTTGCTTAATATGATACCGATAGGCACTGTGATATACGATTCTGTCTGCCTTATATTCTTATCCAGCACCGGAAAATCCGTTGTCACTAATGTACTATTAGAATCTTCGTCATATTCAATACGTGCACCTTCCTCTGGATCTAGTGGATCCTCAAGAAATTCGATTGGAAAATCAAATGCTTCTGCAACTTCTTCCATTTCTTCACGGGAAGGCATGACAAGGTTAACCCAGTTATTCGTCTGATACTTCTCTGCTTTAATAATCGTGCCTTCTTCTGAATTAATATATGTAGTAATCATTTGCCCACCTCCGTGATATCAACATTAAAATCTTATAATAACTTCCATGTAAAATCTATAGGTAATTAGAAAAAATAAAAAGATTGGGTTACCCCCAATCTTTTTATTTGTGAATATTATCCAATCGAGCCTTCCATTTCGATTAATTTATAGTATTTCATATTTTTATAATATTGTAAACATTGTAAAACCAACGTTTCTTATCTGTCTGAATTTATATTTTTTCTGTTTACTACATTTATTGGTATCAAAAGTGGTATCAGTAATACAAAAAATAATCGTATGCGGATTATTATATAAGAAATTCAAAAGCACCTTATCATTTAAGATGAGGGGCTTTATATATGTATATTTTATTAATAATTTTTCCACTCCATATTTTTCACCTTAGTTCTTTTCTGATTTCCATAGATATTTTTAGAATTGGTTTCATAAAGTGTTGCAGGGACGTAATAACTCCTGACCTTTTTCAAACCTATTAATACAGTATGATGGTGATGTAAATCATGGAATACAACATCTAGTTTCTGCGGATTCTTTCTAGAATCAGGAATAATACAAAGGTTTACCGATTGATCTATAAAGCACTTATGTAAAAAATTATAGTTAACAAGCCTTGACTTTATGTCATTAAAATTATTATGTTTTCTAATACTTTCGAGAGTCAGAGTACCTTCTAGTATTTTATATAAAGTCTTTGTTGCACTTATACCACTGTCTTGAACTTTATGAAAACCCAATAAATGATGAATATCAGTTTTATTAAATCTAATCTCAAAGTGCTCTAACTTTTTGTAATTAGTTTCAACCATTAAGTATTTTCCAGTGAATATATCTATATAATCATTTAAGATATCTTGGAAATTGACATCTTCAATTTTCTCTATTTTTAAATACGTCAAGTTCCAATTACCCCCTGAAAAAATATCCCTACTAAATTAAATAGTAGGGATTATGTATATGAGTGCGGATAAGAATGGTGTCTCTTATCGGGACCAACAGTCAGATATATGGCCTCTGCCAGGCTATGCAATGCACTCCAATTGCATACGAGATAGTTAGCTAACTAGAGAGAAGAAAGATGTGGTTGATAATCTTTTCTTCTCACACATTATATTCCCTAAAAAACATATTGTAAATGAATAACCCCCAATCTGTGGATAAGTAAAAGTTATCCACAATATTTTCCGGCTATTTAACCGAATTTTAAAATATTCGGGTATATGACCGAAATAAAAAAAGCCCTGCATTCTATTACGAGTGCAGGGCTTAATTCAAAAAATACCACTTTTTTAATTTAAGGTTATTTAATTGTGTCTTTGTGTACCCATCCATTATTACTTGGCGAATACGTTCTACACCAAATGTTACCTTCTGCATCTTGAATCTCTTCAAAGATATAGACAGTCTCGCCTTTTTTAAGCGTTCCAATCTCTTTACCGAAACTAAAGTTACTGAAATCACTACCTGAGCGTTGTCTTAGCGATGCAGTATATTGGATCGTTCCTTTATAGTGAGGCGTCTTAGACCACGCTTTGATACGTTTACACCCTTTAGCTTTAGCAGGTGCTTTTTGAACAGGTTTACTAACTGTACTTGCCTGTACTTTTCTACCATTATTTAAAGCGACAAGATGTTTTTGTACTTTATCTCTAAATTGTTGATATGTGCCTGTAGCGTGCATTTTGTGAGGGCAGTCCTTACCCGACCAATCATAATGACGTCTAAGTCGGCTCATATCCCAACCTCTTTCGTGCATAACGTGAGCAATATATAACGCTGCGTTTTCTTCTGCTTGCATATAACGTTGTGACTTAGGACCACTATATCCATTATCCATTGAACGTGCGATTTCGATTCCGATAGATTTCATGTTTCCGTTACCTCTACCATCTCCAGAATGCCAAGCGTTACGACTGAACGGAATTAATTGATGTACTTCATTTTCATCGATAACTACATGATACGATGTTTCGCTATTATTTGAGTTATGATACGCTGCTTCTTCTCTAGCACTCGCTGTATTACCCGTATTGTGAACCGTAATATACTCAGGATTCATTGCGAAAGGTGCTTTTAAACTATATTTGCTTGCTGGTAACCATGAATTAATAATTTTATATGCCATAATTATTTTTCCTCCATATTTTCGTTATTTTTTTCGATATCTAATACATTCTTAAATTCTTGTGCCTGCTGTGCATTACGAGTGATATTGTTATTTCTCCAATAACTCCAGGCAATAGATCCAATTAAAAATAAGTCACTTAATGTTTGATAGATAAAAGTTTCATCACTCTTAATTAATGGCTTTCCATAATGTGCTAGTGCTGAGTTGATTAACGCAATTAACAACACGACTAAACGCGTCAAAGCTAGTTGTAATTCTTTATTCATCTGTTTACCTCCATATAAAAAGAACACCTCATCGAGATGTTCTTAAATATTTAATTTCTTTTCTATTTTTTCTAAAGTCTTTGAAATATGTTTATTTTCAGTTGTTAACGTATGCAACAACTTTAAATCTTCTACGATTTTTTTAATATCTTCTGATATTTCAGCTTTATAAGAAATGAACTCTGTTTTTAATTCTGTAATATCTTCTTTATTACTTTTCACTTCTGCTTCAATCAAAACCATTCTACCTTCATGTTTCTGTTTATCACTACTCGTCTTTTGATATACACCTAAAACTGTTAAAGCTAGAGGTATAACTACAGTAATAAACCATAACATTAAATCTCCCTGATCTAATTGCATTGTTCACTCTCCTTTATTTATTTTTCAATTCAGCTAACTCTTTCTTCATAGATTCGTTCTCGCTTATCAATTCTTGTACTGCTTTCGTTAACGTAGACACATATTCATAGATGTTGATACCTTCGTCATCTTTGACGTGTTCGGGTGTCTCACGTTCAACGATTAACCCATGATTCAGCGTGTCGTCTCCGTTCTTCAATTTCTCTTTATAATTATATTCATACAACTTCATAGCTTTTACAGTTTCTATACCGTTGATATCCCATTCACGTATGTTCGTCTTCAACTTTTCAGATGAACTACTTACAACTTCTCCGTATATCTTCGCTGCTTGAAAGTCTGCGAACTTATCTGTAGTGCCTAATTGTGTTACTTTCACTCTTCCGTTAGATTTAGGTCTTAAGTATAAGTGAGTTCCGTTATCCTGAGTATTCACGTCTAAATGGTTCCCGATATATCCTGATGCACGAACAGCCTTATATCCACCCTCGGTTAAACCATCTGACATGATTCTTAATTCATCTAAATCTATCCCTATATATCCGTTCGCTTTCAAAGGGAATTTAAAAGCTAACGCTCGAAGTGGTCTGTATGCGTAACTATTTATTTCTCCGTCTCCGGGAATACCGTTGATATTGACCACACGTCCTTCTGCTCCTGCTGCACACGCTAGATAAACGTTACTTACAGACGAACCTAAAGCAGAAGATGTTACGAGTGTGTTGTCTGCTCTGAATAGTGTTGTACCGCTCGCGTTATATCCAAATATTCCATAAGGTGAAATAGATACTTTCCTACCACTACTTACATCAACGAACTCAGCATCTCCACCATTTACATGAAAATAACTCTTTGCTCCCGGACTTGTGATGTTAAGTCCGATTAATGATTTACCTACGATACTCTCAGCGACTAACCCTTCGGCAGTAGCGACCATTCGTGGTTTTTTACCTCCATCAGTTGAGATATACCACCCTGCACTATTTAAACCCACAATATTATTAGGGTTATTCTTATCTATAGCAAATATACCGTTATCTAATACCAACTCTGTACTGACAGATTGTATCTTTTTAATCATCTCTTGTGCCATCACATCAAGTGTTGCGAATGGCAACTTAACGAATCCCTTCATCATATCAGTTACAGTTTTCATCGCTGAACTCATTTTAGAAGCATAACGCTTTCTGATAGACTGACTGCCAAAGTCGACGTTACAGTCTTTTAATACATCTTGTTCATCGTAACGTTCTTCTATACCTGTAACACGTACCTCTTGCTTTAGATCAATACGTTCATCAAGTAAGAAAGTTCTGTCTCCAACTGTAGGTATACCATGCGCATATCCCTGCTTACGTAAATCATGTAATGTAGCAGATACTGTGACGTTCAAACTTTCATCCACCGATTCTTTTAATAGCTTATCCATGTATGCAGCATCTTTAATACGTCCATCTACAAGTGGTGGAGACATTTCTCTTACCCCTATAATAGAAGCAAGTGGTGAGGTATATGCACGCTTTAAAAGTGATTTATTATAATAATCTTCTTCGCCCTCTTTAAAGTTCCCGAAACCTTTTCTATGCGTATAATACGATGTGGCATCAATCGACTTACTAATGTTCGATGCGTTCAACTTATATTTATATAGAAAGTTCGTGTCGTTCCCTATCATATCTCTTAAATAAACTCTACTGCCTACAACTTCAAACTCAACGTTAAATTTATCGATTGCCTTCTTGAATAAATCTAATCGTGATAACCCGTTACCGAAACCATCCCAAGTTGTAGCAGTTCTTTGAGCTTCTAGGATAGGTGTAAACGATGTATTAGCGAATATCAGTTTAAACGCTTCTGAGAATGTGATACTACCATTTCTACGAGGGTGTATAACCGACGTACTAAATTCATCATAAAAAAGAGGCTTCCCCCTCAACTTTAAGTAGAAGGAGTTGCCTTTTGGGATTTTATCGATATATACGATTTTATAGTCGATGTTCTTATATGTGACCGTCCACATTTCGGATATTGAGTTTAGATTGAGTGCGTTATTCTTCTGCTGATGTACCTCTAACTCGATCGTGTGGTCACCATTTAATTCTTTTTTTATCGTCTTATTCGCAAGTAATGCGTGAGTGTTATTTTTTAAATCTGTGATTATGAGCAATTTGTATCACTTCCTTACTTTTTAAATAATCAAAGAACTGTATAACTAACATGCACTTGCACACCTGATTTGCCATTCGAAGTCGATATGTCATGTGCTAGAGAAACAGAACCATTAGGATTTATAGTTAAAGTGTTGTATTCTTTACTACCACCCATTACAGGAACAGCAAATGTTATTTGTTGTTTAGGTCTGTAACCCTCGTCAATGTAAAAAATCGGTTTAGTAAAGTTACCTGCCGTCCCTAAAAAATATCCTGTGATCGTGACAATATCCCCAACTTTTATATATTTGCCTTTTATAGTTCCATCCGACTTCCAGCCATTCGTAAATGACGGAGTCTTCCATACTGGATTGTTCGGTATAAGGCTCACAGTGTACGATGATCCTTCGACTGAAGCTGTTAGTTTAGACTTAGCTTCTAAATGTAGGTGTTTCTTATCACTACCAACATAATTGTAACCACCTATTGCTCCAATTAATCTACTAAAATCATCAATAGATTTATTGTATAAAGCTTTGCCTTCTAGTACATAAAAGTAATCTTCAAAATAACTTTTAGCTTTGAAAGTACTTTCTTTATCGAAAACAGGCATTCTTCTATCAATGTAGTTGTTTTCAATTTTTTTCAATCTTACCGAATTTTCGGCAATGGTATTTACTTGAGAATCTATCTCTCTACTTGACTTTTTAGGTACATATAAAAAGTCGTAAACTTTTCTTTCGGTTGTCAAATTGTTATCGATAAGCCCACCAATGAAATTACCATTGTGAATCGCTTGTGCAGAGCCACCACCATCAAGAGAGTATGCATCCATCAAGTTTAAGCTTTTAGATATCCTAGTGATATCTTCATAAGTCATCCCTATATTATTAGACTTTCTACCATCAGTAACAATCACATATAAATCTTTATTAGTATTTGTACCCACTACTACCCTAGGATGAGTTTCGGAGTAGGACCCTACCTTAGCAAAACTCTCCAGAGGTAGTTCCTGGCCATTCTTAAGTATAGAAGCAAAGCCTGTAAAGCTATTGTATACATTATCCTTTAGCATAGTGTCTGAAGTCGTATCTGATGGATAGTACTTAAACTCCCTATCCTTAGTTATACCTAGTATCTCATACTTTGAGGGAGTATCTTTATAGATTTCTCCGTCTTTTATATGTATTCCATATAATCCGCCGCCATTAAAAATACTAGCATTTACTACAAAACTAGATCCAGTTCTTTCGAAAAACTCCCTAGGAGTTTCTCCTTCACTCTTATCTGTAGTACCTTTCTTTATTTCTATCTTATCCCCGTTCTCATCTTGAAATGGTATGACAGTAACCCAATAATCCGTACTTGAAACTTCATCTCTATATGATCTTGTGACTATCTCGTTGTAAAAGATATTCTTTTTCACATCATCTAATCCATCGAAATTTAATCGCGATTGTTTAATCCATTTTTCCCCATCGTAAACATATACTGCGTTCTCATCTGTTACTCCTCTGATTTCTTTTAATTCTGCTTCTTTTGGTAAATCATTAAACGTAGCAACTGCTTCTTTTGGTTTGAAATCGTTTTTATCAATCCATCGAGAAATCATCTCTTGGATAGCTTCTGAAGATAATATCTCATCACCTTTTCCGTTTACGAAACCCCACAAGTTCGACATTTCGCCGAATAAATAAGCAAAATTACTATTCACACCATTCACGTTTTCTCTATTTCCTCTGCCTGTATAAATATTTCTTATCACCATTTAATCCCTCTCCTTATTTATAGTAGTATTTAAAATCAAACTCGATACTACTTAATTTGCCACCTGTTATTGAGAAATTGTTCAACCCCGGTGCAATATCTATAAATGTTAAATTCGTATCACGTAGTATGCTGATGTTGTTTAGTTTGATGTTTAGCCCGTCTAATATTAACGTGCCACTCACTGCTTTATTAACTTTAAACGTTTTACCTGTCGTTAAATTCTTGATGCTGAAACCACTCGATGCACTCACACCTTTAACAGTAATTTTCAAGTACATACTTTCAGGCTGTACTGTCACGTTACCTGCGTTGAATACTTTAAATTCATTTGTGGTAAATGTGTACCGAGTGTTATCGAAGTCGATATTATCAGCAGTACCATGTAAATCAGTATTCTCATCATACGCTTGTGCGTTCAGTTGCATTGTTGTGTAGCGTGTCTGTGCATACGGTAAATCTACAGTAGTCAACTCAATAGAAAATTCATTGATATGTTTTTGATCATCAATCGTAATTTCACTCAAACTTTCAACGTAGTACTGTTTGCCATCTACATATTCACTTGATATGAGTGTCATATCTCCTGCCTTACTACCAATCGTTTCATAATGTACTGTATTATAGTTGTTTCGCATTTCACGTATATAATACTGTCCGTCAAACAACTCGTTGATACAGTCACGTAGATGTGCTACGTCATGACCGTAATCTGCTTTAGCCTGGACGATTAATGTTATCTTTCTCGTCATGTAGTCGTAGCCATAATTAACTACACCACGTCCCTCTATTTCAGTTCTGTAGGAATTCTTACTAATCCCACCAATAATAAAAGAAAGCACCTCTAAAGAAGTGCCTGTCAATTCATTATCAGATATTTTATATTTCTTTGTACCTTTAATAATTTCTGCATCTATATAATTCATACATTCACTCCTTTAGAACGCTAAACTTTCATCGATTGCATCTTCTGTATTTACGTAACTTCTAATTATCTCTGCATCACCTTCGTTGTGGACAGCTACGTTAACAACTGGTCTTGCTACGTCTATACCACTTGAAATGTCTGCATCGACTGTATTACGTAAATCCTTATTGAGAGAGCCTAAATCTTTATTCATACTTGCGTTGACTGATGCGAAGTCAGGATTGTAAGCATCTATCATTTCTTTTGCCATTTCAGTCACACTAGCGACTGCCATTCGTGCATTATCAGTAATACCGATAGCCATACCTTCACTTGTAAATGCACCGATTTCTCTAAATACTTTAGAAGGCGATGCGATACCGAGTTTTGATTTAGCAGCTTCAATTGCGCCACCAACTGCATCGACTGCTGCCTTAACTAAATCGCCTGCTTTTTCTTTGATACCGTTAATCATACCCATGATTAAATCAGCGCCTGCACTAACCATGTCGCCAACAAAATCACCAACAGCACTTACCATGTCGCCTAATGCACCTGTTAATGAAGATAATGCTTCAGAGCCACCTGATACAATTTCAGATACGAAGTTAGACATGGCATCGATAACGTTAGAAATCGTCTGAGATGCCCAATCTATGATGGCGTTTAACATATTTCCGAGTGCTTCTACAACCGCATCTTTCGCAGCATTAAACTTCTCGCTAATCCATTGATATGCATTTTGAACAAAATCACTGATGATAGGAAGAATTATGCCGATGATGTTAGAAATCATTGTCATCATAGAATTCCAAATGTTAGAGAGTGTAGACTTTATGGTTTCCCATGCACCCGACCAATCGCCATTAAGTATTTGCATACCTACTTTAACAATCCCGAGAATTAAATCGACTGCAATTCGTATTACGTTTTTTATCATTTCCCACGCTACTTGTACAATCGGAACAATGATAGCCATAGCAACTTGTATTACAGTAAGAATTGTATTCCAAATACGTGTCGCAGTTTGCATGATTAAATCGTTATTTTCATTCCACCAGGAAACTAAAGTCCCCCATATCTGCATTACGAAAGTAACAACTGCTTGTATAGCCATAGAGATGTACTCTTTAATCTGATTCCATATTTCAGTAACTTTGATGCGGAAATCCTCGTTTGTTTGCCATAGATAAACGAACATCCCTACTAATACAGCAATAACAGCAATAATTGCCCACACTGGTGCTGTAATCATACCTAATGCACCACTTAACAAACCAAAGCCGATGCGTACAAAATCAAGTACAGGTGCAAGTTGCATGAACATGCCTAACAAAGTTAGACCGATTGCTACAATTTGTCCTATCATAGGGTGTGCTTCAAGCATTTTTGATACCCAATCAGCAAATCCACTCACCATTTCTAACACTGCCTGTCCAAGTGGAGCGACTGCAATACCAAAATTAACAATCGCCATCACGATACTACCGATTAATCCCATGATCGTCGGACCATTCGTTTGCACATACTCAATAAACTTCTGGAAGCCATCACTTGCAGCAATCGTTGCACTCCATTCGGCAAACTTCGCGCTCATAATAACTAACGAATCGAATATTGTTTGTGAGTTTGGTGCGAATGCTTTAAACAGGTTGAAGATACCCTCGAAAGTATTACCGAAGATTTCTCCGATTTTAGGGAGATTTTCTTGGACGTAAGCGATAAAATTCTGTATACCTTCAGCAGTGCTTACTTTTTGTGACCACTCCTGAAAACTTGTGGCCATATTTTGAAAGCCTTGTGACATAAATTTAAACAAAGGAGAAAATTGTGTGAAAATATTAATAAAGCCATCTCCAAATCGCCCTATGCCATGCAATAAATCATTAAATATTTGTACGCCTACGCCGCCCATCATCTCGAAAAATTTCTGTGCAGTTGAGCTCGTTTGCGCCCATTTCAGCATCTCGGATGAAGCGTTCTGCATAGCAGTAACTACACCACTTAAAAATGGCGTAAGCCCTTCTAACGCTACTTTTGCAGTATTCATACCGTTAGCCATTGTGGTAAAGATTCCGTCAGCATTAAGCGTTACTATCTCTTGCCACTTACTCTTTAAACCATCTAAAGCAGACTGATACGCTTGTGTTGCGCTACTCGCTTGAATTAGTCCATCTTCTAACATTTTGATAGCTGTTGATGCCATAAAACCGAAAGCGTAAGCACCTGCTTGTAAGATTGCAAACGCACCATATAAACCTACAGCACCACCACCAACAACTGCTAATGCGTTACCTACTGCCATGATTGCAGGTACTAATGCTGCAACGATAGGTATTATTGCAGTGAATGAACTGAGTAGGCCACCTTTAATTACATTAGCGCCTACAGTACCGAACGAACGTATACTGTTCGCAAGTTCGTCCATATCGTTGCCGAATTTGTCGTTAGCACTTTGAATCTGTCGCCACGCTGTCATAAATTTATTCGTCTTAAGTTCTACCTCTTTTTCGATGTCGTCTGCTTCAAATTTTTCAATACGTGCATTAAGTGCTGCAAGTTCTGCATTGAATTTCGCAGTAATCAATTCAACTTCTAACTCTAAGTCGTTTTCTAAGTCGGCACGCAGTTCATCTAATTGTGCTTCAAACTCAGCGGCTTGTAAGTCGAGTTTAACTTCAAAATCATCTGTTAAATCAGATTTAAGATTCGATAAAGCAATCTGTAAATCATCCTCGAAGTTAGCTCGTTGTAAATTAAGTTCTATATCTATATCATCTTGTGAAAACCGTTTCGCTAGTGCTTCAGCTTTTAACAAGTCACGTCTAAAGCTATTGATATTCGCTTCGATGTCTACCACAACATCGTCATCTAAATTAGTTGCCATTGCCATTGCCTTCTTGATATCTCGTTCAAAGTCGTCAATATCTGCCATGATTTTAGCAACGAATTCAGCCATATCCATACGCTATCACTCCTTTCCGTTTGCTTTGTTTCGTTCGTCAATCCACTTCTGCATTGCAGCATCTTGAATTTTACGAATCTGTTTACGCTCCCATTTTTTCTTCTTCTGATCTAATTCATAAGACCCTTCAGTCTGATTAATCAATGCACGTTCTTTTTCCAACTTACGGTTGATATCTTTAATGTCCTTACCATTTGTCATACGTGCGTACATTACAGCTTGTAACCTTAAATCTTCTAAAGCGTCTAAACGTCTATGTCTCGCACCCTTAATCATTAGCTCCCACTCTTTTAATGTCATGCAGAGTAAATCGTCTAAAGGTATGTAACCAATCATGCGAGAAGTTGTTTCTACAATGTAATCAAAATCAACTACTTGGCGATTTCGTAAGGTGTTTTGCCTGTGATTTCTTGATACAGATTCTTGAACATTTCCACTTGAGCCAGTGATTCTTCTTTTTCTTCTTTCGATTTCGCTCTCGCTGAAGTGTTCATCATGAACCAGTACGTCTTCATCTTTCCCTTAAAATATCCACCTTCATTTAATACTTCTAATGCTGATTTGAAGTATTCGAGCATGTCTGTACCTTTATCGATTTCGTCCATGAAAAACTCTTCGATTTCATCGAATGTGAGTTTATTATTTTTCTCGTGGGAAGTTGCGCAATGCCAGAATTGAATTAATTTCTCTACATCCTGTTGCATAAGCCCCATGAAGATACTTACAACGCCATCTGATTCAACTTCTTTACCTTTGTGTTCAGTTTTACCTGCGTACTGTTTTGCTGTACGTGAGAAAGCTACGCTACCTTTTGCTTGATAAATGTGGTTATTGATTGTGATTTGATTTGACATGTTATTACTCCTTTATAAATATATTTTTGACAAATAAAAAAAGGGAGCTAATGCTCCCTAAAATTAAACTGTTGGTGCGTTCTGATACGCTACATCTTCGTAGTCGCCTGTTTCCTGTCCGATTGTCTCGTACAGTACTTGCTTAGCAATAGACGCATCTAAGATAACATCAGGTAATTTAGGCTCGTTGCCACGCGCTGAATTTAACTTCACTTTGAATGATGCTTCTAATTCTTCTGATTCATCATCAATCTTAAGTGAACGTGATTCAGGTACGATATAAGCGAATACAGAATTGTGACCATCTTTTTCAACTGGTGAACCTGTTGATTTGTCTGTATACTTTACCACTTTGTTATTGATTAACCATGTACGCATCTGTTCACCACGTTGAATTGCATCAACTAAATCTTGGTCGCGTTTCTCATTTGAATCGTAAGGGAATGTAATCTCGATTGTTTCTTCGAATGATTCTTGAAACCAATCTTTTTTATTACCAACCAAACGTTCTTTAAGGTTATTCTCAATCTCGTGTCCAATTTCAGTTGATGCAGAAATAGCGTAATCTGCTGCTTTAGCTAATGCTTTTGATATTTTTGTTGGAATCGTTACTACTGTCCAATTATTTGCTGCCATTAGATCATCTCCTTATTTTTGTATCGCACATTATGTACGACTGTATAATTCATTCGCACTACACCATGCATCGTCTCTCTATCAATATCAGTGAATACTTGCTGCATCTCTTTCTTGATATGAATTACTTTCGCGTTTGGTAGTAGTGGTTTTTCTTCTAAAAAATAAACCACATCTCGCAATAACTGTCGTGTACTATCAGTCGCAAGATATGGCTTTTCGTTATTTCTGTGATATGCATGTACCGTAACTGAAATTGATTCAGTGTAAGCGTTCGTGCCACGAGTTTCAGTAACATCACTCTCGCCCACAACGATATAACTGAATTTCGGCATCTTATTACCATTAGCATCGACACCTATATTTTCAGTTACTCGGTCATGTATCTCTCCGTTTAACAACGTATTTAATTTTGATTGCAGTAAGTTACTCATGATGCCACGTAATAACTCTTGTTCTGCTGATGGAAATCTCATTTAATCACTTCCTATTAAAGTAACTGTTAAAGTAGTCTCTACTAATGTGTAAGCTAGGATACCAAAAAGGCTGTGCAGGCATACCGTAAGTCGTATACCATTTACCGTCTTTTTGGTAGGACCATGGTATCGTTTTAGCACGTGAGCCACCTGACCCTTCTGCATAGATACCTGTTCCCCATTCGATAAACTTTGCATGTTCTGCACCGACCGAAACAATACCTGTGTACCCACCATTTTCAAAGTCATAGCCGATACTATTCTTAAGTGCTGATGTATCGACTGGCGCACGTGTAGATGATTCATTAAACTGTGTCATCGTCGTTTCTGCTATACCTTTTTTTACATCTGCCTCAACACGCTTCTGAAACTGTTTCAGGCCTTTAACGATATTATTCATATGCGACTTAATGGAATCTTTATCACTTCGTGTTGTCCACCCTGGTCCTCTAAATCGCCAATAATACGATACTTAACATTTTCAAATGTTACTGTATCGGTTGATTTGATGTCAGAACTATAAGGGAGGTATAACTGTCGCGATAAATCTTTCTCCATATTTTTATATTTTAGTTGTTCGCTTGTTGATGGCGTATCCATGAAACCTGTTAAATCATGTGTAGTTGAGGTAGTAGTTTCTTTAGGTGGATATACTGACTTGTCGATTGTCGTCGATGATCGTGTAACTGTGATGTTGTGCGTATAAAACATACCAAACATATCTACCACACCATCTTTCTATGCTTTTTCAAAGTCCTGTAAAGTGTTGATGGTAGATTGCTATTTATCGAATAACTCACAGTACCCATGCTCTTGCTTGAGAGAAAGTCTAAATCAGCGTACTTAATACTTTTTGCGATAAAAATTTGCACACCCTCCGGAAAGGGTACGACAAATTCAGCGTTACAATGTTCTTCTGCTAGTCCACGATAGACATCGACTAAGTACAACAACTTAGCATCGTCGTACTGTGTTGGTTGCCATTCGTTTATGCGTCTTACATCTTCAGGTAACATGTAACCACCTACTTCTTATCGATACGTTCGAATACATCAGTATACTTTTCGTATCCTTTTTGTTTGAGTATTTCTTCTTGAATTTCTTCAGCACGTTTAACTGTAAGCTCCACGATATCGCCTACAGTTAATTTCACACCTTCCTTATTCAAGTTGACCGGTTTTTTGACTAAAAAATCAGCCATATAATCACTCCTTTACTACTTCAATAACTCGATTAATTCTGCTTTAGTTGCTTTCGAATCAAATTCGAGTTCTTTTTCTTTAGCTAATTTTACAAGTTCATCTTTATTTAACTTTGATAAATCTTGTTTAGGCTCTAATTTTTCTTGAGTTGTTACATTATCATGTTGCGAACGTCTTAGTGTTCCGATACCCATTTAAATCACTCCTATGCTGATGTAATCTTAACTGCTTTAGCGTCATTGTATAAGTAAGCACCAAAGTGTTTGTCACCAGTGATTACTGTCGTTTTACGGATGATGTCACGATCAGTTTCTACTAATGTGTCACGCTTTAAGAATAATTTAAGCGCACCTTTTTTAACTAATAACGCTTCACCTACTGCTAATTTCTTAGTACGTACTACTTCAGCACCTAATAATTCTCCGAACACTCCAGTTGTTACGATTGTGTCACCTAAATCTGATGGACGTGTCCAGTTATCTGCTGCTGCTTTACGTAATGCACCTGCATCAGATGGGTTTACGAATAATACCATCGGTTCTAATTCTTCGTCTCCAAACTTAGCAATAGCGTTGTCGATAGTATCGATAAGTTTCACATCTCCAACGTGTGCAACAGTAGTAGTTTTTGCTGCCTCTAATAAGAAGTTGTCGATTGCGTTTGCGATAGCTAAAGCAATTTGACGTGCTGCTTCTCCTTTAGGGTCTCCGATAGCTGCAAGAATTGCTTCGTCAGTCAACTCTACACCTTTACCAACTTTTTTGATCTCCATTTCTTTTTTTACAGCTTCTAAAAGGTCTAATGGAATTGGTTCACCTTCAGGAATTACAGTAGCATCACCAATATATTTGTATGCTGGCACTGAAACTTTATTGCCCGGTTGACCTACTAATGTAGTGTCTACATCTGCGATAGGTGCGAAACGAATTTTTTTATTTAACTCTGCTTGAATAATTGTTGCCATTACCTCAGGTATTACTAAATTTGTTTGTTTTGTTGTTGCCATAATTAATTACCTCACTTTTTTATTTTGATAGTTGTTTAAATACTTCCGGGTTTTCTTGATATAACTTTTCTTTATCTGCGTAACTCATAGCGTCAAAATCTTGTTTTGATAACGTTGGATTCCCACCTTCAGGAGGTGTGTAGCCTTTAGGCTTTTGCGATGCGAATAAGTATGGCATTGATTCTTTAGAAGTTTCGAATAACTCTTTAATTCCATCAAATGCGCCATCTTCTTTGCGTTTCACAGTACTAGTGTCGATTAATTTTAAAAAAGCTTTTGTGTCCACAACTCCTTCTTTGAGTGCTTCAACTTCGATTGCATTATTCAGTTGTAATTTTTCGTTTTCTTCAGCACGTTGGTCACGCTGTTTCTTTACGTCATCGAGTTCTTTTAATAGTTCCTCGTTCCCTTTAGCTTTCTCACGTACTGAATTTAACTCATCGTCACGATTCTTTATCTCACTATTTAATGTATCAACTTGTGACTGAAGCGCTTCAACTTCGTCTGCCTTTTCTTTAAGTGGACGCATTGTATCATGATGTTGATTTATAATTTGTGGGATAATATCTTCTGTAACACCTAAACCTCTTAAAAACTCTCTGTTCATTTAGAACACTCCTTAACATTTTTTATTACGCTAGATTTTACTAGCATTTGAACACCTTTAACGTCATGTTCAGGACAAAATAAAGAAGCGTTGTCGTTTACGTGTGAACGCTTCAGTAACACGAACGGAATACCACCGTTATGAGATATGTTAGATCACTTCCTTATAGGTAGATGAAGAACATAAAAATAACCGTCAATCCTCACGACTGTCGGTTTATAACTCAACCCAATTAATTTCATTGAATCTTTCTTTAATTCGTTTCATATCTTTTTCGTTAGCTATGATGATGTGTTTAGCAACAAAAACTACATCGTCTTTCAGATAATTACAAATCATGTAATTTTGTTTGTTACAGCACACCTTTTGTTCTCTTTTAAACTCATCTGCTGCCTTTTTCACTGCTTCGTACACTTTTGAGCCATCAAGTTTAACAGTATAAGTAGGTGTATCATCTTTCGGTTGTTGCAACTCTTCTAGCTGCTTATGTGCAATCGCTAATTCTTCTTTTAGTTGTTTGTTTTCAATTTCCAAATTTTCATGATACAAAGCCTTTGAATAAAGGTCATTGTACTCATATAGTTCTAAAGTTACTGTACTTTGCATGGTTATTATTCCTCCTATTTATACATTTGATTAATAGTTTTTAGATTATCTTTCAAGAAACCATCTAATACATTCGATATCCTGACCACACTGTCTTCGTTATGTACACCGTCATCATCAAAACTAAATCCAGCTTCATGTAATAATGCGTGAGTTACTTCGTGGATAAGCACTTGTCGTTTGCGTTCATCAGGTATTTCTTCGTATATTTCGATTAACGCTTTATCAAACCAACACAAACCATTGAATAATTCGTTATCACTGTTTTTCAATATTTTTTTATACTTCACTTTGTAATCGATGCTGCCGATTCGTAACTTTTTGATATTAATCATAATCTAATACCCCCAACTGCCATCAGATTTTTTATGATAACCATTCTCTAGCATTTCTTTGAATTTCGTTGCATCATCTCTTACAGTATTCTTTTTCTTCTTAAGCATCTGTTTTCTATCCCAATCGATACCTTTGCTTAACTGTTCGTAGTATGCAGGATGGATATTCTCACTTACTTTGTCTAACCACATTTGATAACGGTCAAATTTTGTTCGTTCATACAGCGCCTGGTGTTCTTTAGACATGTGATTCTTGTCCATCTGTTGTAATTCAATACCATTTACACGATAACCAATGCTACAACGACATCCTGCATTCTCTTTCATGGCAAGCGCGCCTTTCATCATGCGAGGTGCTAAGCCTTTTGTTTTAGTAGGCTTACTATGAAATAAACCGTCTTTGTCTGCTTCTATTGTATCGAGTATGATATGCGTTTCTCGTACTCGTTTATCTCGTTGACTGATCCAAATTTTACGTAGCTTATACTTTTCTTTGTTTTCTTCGTCAACATCGATATTCGCTTGTGATTGCGCTTTACCTGTCTCGAGATTCGCTAAATTTTGTGCGTGTCGTTTGTATTTATCAAGTGTGTGTTCAACTGCTTGTAACGTCTGTTTGTTATCAATATCATTCAATGCGTTAGAAGTTACAACACCACTCAATTCATCAGTTAGCTTGTTGATGTGATTATTCACGATTGTAGATAACTTATATTCGTCCACTTCACTATCTAAATGTTTCAGTAAATCATCATAATTGCCAATCACTGATTTAATATCATCATCTGTCATTTGTGATAACAAGAATTCTGATGGTGTTTTCGTATGGATGTAACTTAAAACTTTGTAGCGTTCTATACTGTCTTGAATAGCTTTGTAATGCTCTGTATTCAATCGTTTTATTTCTAGCTTTAACTGTTCTAACTCGATGTATTTCGTTGCTCTATCATTGTCATACGTTGCGAGAACATTATTAATGGTGTTAGTAACATTCTTTACATGAGATTTAAATGATAGATGTATCGCGTTTTCAAGTAGGCCAATCAACATATCGATTAAAAGTGATATTTCTCTAAAGTTCATTTAATCACCCCTCAGGAAGTAAACCCTCATTTAATCGTTCTAATTCTCCTGTTGGATCATTCACCCACGGATGTTTTTCAATGATTGTTTCTTTGCTTAAGATTGGCACTGATTGTACTGCGATTTGCGACTTCTCTAATTCATTGACCATTGTATTAAAGTTGAATGTAATCTCCACTTCTTTATAATCTGCTTTAATATTATGATATTCAAAGATGAACCAAATGATTTCTTGTATTGCTATATGCGCCTTACGTGATAACTTTTTCGCTTTTAAGTCTAAGTTGCTGAATAAGAATTGCAATGCGATACCTGATGGACTGTTGCCGAATTTATCACTGTTGAAGTCGATACCCTGTGCTGTAAGAATGATTTTCTCGTGCAGATCCTGTAGGTAGTCTTTAGTCGCTTGTACCGGAATATCAATCTTAATCGTATCTACGCCACCATCTTCATCGACTTTTAAAGCACCGTAATGTCTAAGTAGTCGCTTGAAGTCTGATAGGTCTTGTGCTTCATAGTTCTTTAGTACGAATATCGTTTCAGTTGATTCGTCGAATGTATTCGCTAGTCCTGATAAACGTCTTTCAAATGCATCAACTAACGTCTTATAATCTTCGATATCAGGTGATTCAAGAGAGTTATTCTTAAATGCTACGAATGGCACTCTACCCCAACTACCACCATCAAAATGACTGCTAGGATTAGTCTCGCCAAAGTAATAATCGAGTACTAACTGGCCACCATGATACATATAATGTGTTACGTCATTCTTTGTGTAATGTGATACACGTTTCACACCATCTAACATACGCACCCAGATACCCTCAAGCATTTCTTCACGCTCACTATTTTTGTAAATAGGGATAAACTGCTCAGCAGGTATACGCATTGTATTAACTTCGCCATCTTCATCAATATAGATGTGTAAGTATTCCACACCTTTATTTGATGCAGCAGTTAGGATGTCGATTAATCTATCATCAAATCTATCTGTTAAAGTGTCATGTATTAAATTGATAATTTTCTTGTCATCATGTTTGATTGAAACAGGGTTACTTGCAACATACGATACTTTTTGATCTACAAGTAACTTCTGATAGTTCACACTCAATTGATTATGAGGTTTCTTTTCATCAACCACACCATCAGCACCAACTGAACGCTCTAAACGTAATATGTCCGACCTGTTCTCGTAGTATTCTTGACCAATCGAATACTTATGCAAGTACATCTCGTGTTCTCTTACTTTACGTTGCAGCATTTCTCTTTCCGTTTCATCTTCTCGCTTGATGAAGTCAAGCATCTTTTCCATTTCCGTCGGTTCGTATGGATACACCTAATCACTCCTTCCAAAGCCTGTGCCTGATTTCTTGGTATGCGTGTAAATCGCATATCTAACCGAATCGAGTACGTCGTCATTTTCTTTTATCGGCTCTCCACTCGTTTTATGCCAGACATACTTAAAAATCTCTTCTTTAAATCTTTCCATATTTTCATAAACTACAAATAACTTGTTCGTCTTAAATAATTTCGCTACTTTCTCAATACCAGACAAGACACTTTTATCAGCGTTCTTGGCTAATATATTGTTACGTTTGAAATCTTTTGTGTGTTCAGGTCTCGCTGTATCGCAATAAAAATAGATATTACCGTATCTATCGATAATATCTTTCGCTATTTTTATCCACTCTTCTATAAACTTGTGTTGATAAGCGTGTTCTTCAATCAAATAAAAGTTATCGTGTAAATCTCTTGCAATAACTACAATCGAGCCATAATGTTCATATCCCCAGTCGACACCTGCAAAGTATTCCTTCATCGGTATACTATCAACCTGTGCTTGCGTGATTGTGTTCGTTTCTAAATCAAAATCAGAATACACAACACCATCACCACTCACCCACATGCCATTGATATTTCTCTCGTAAAACATTCCTGATGGTGTACTCGCTTTGATTGATTCTCTGTAACGTTCATTAAGGAAGTTGTTATCATCTAACTTAAATTGATAACTGAGTATTCCTGCTTTCGGGTCTGTGTTCTCGATATAATCTTTCAATAACCAATGTTCCGGATGGTCAGGGTTGGTATCAACTAATATCCTTGCACCATTACCACTACAACGTGATTTAATTTCATCAAATACTTCTTCGTGTGCAAGTGACGCTTCATTAATGTACGCCCCAAAACTTGTCATCCCACGAATGCTACCAATACCACTCACTTTAGAATGACCTGTCTGTACGACCTGCACACCGAATAACATGAATGAATTGTATTTATCAAACTTGAATTCTAATCCATATTTATTCGTAAGTTCTATTAGTACGTTCTTCTGTATCGTTCCTAGCGTTGCACCTGCAAGAATGTACTGAGGTGTTTCTAATCCTTCTTTATCTGCTATCTCTCTGACACGTATCAACTCACGTAAGAATAAATCATTATTCAGTATCGTTTTACCTGTACGTTTTGCACCATGATTTATTAACATGAACCAATCACGCTTTTGCGTGTCCTTGAGTATCTGTATCTGCTTACCTGTATAAAGTCTTGACAATTTACTCATGATTAATCACTTCTGTAATGGCATCTTGTAATTGCTTAATCTTATCTTCTTGTGATTGATCGTTAGCCAACTCTTTTCTTTGCTTCTCGATATTCAACTTCAGTTTCTCAACCTCTAGATCATAAAGGACACCTAATTTATTCAGTTCGGTTATAGCACCTAAATAAGCAGTAGCAGGAGCGTGTTTAACTTCGCCATATTCCTCGATTGTCTTACGTGATTGTTCCTTAATCCATTTGAGGTCATTAATTGATTCCTCTCTTGTCCACAACGCTTTATCTTTGAGTTCTGACTTTAATTCGTTGTATCTTGTCATAATCTTGTTATTCTTTAATAGCTTACTCGCCATTTCATAAATAGATGATTCAGTTTTTGCATTCACACTATATCCAGCATCAATATAAGCTTGAACTTGTGATTTGCCTTCTATCAATCCATTGACAAATAGTTCTTGTTTCCCTGTAAGTTTCACTTCACTTACCACCAACTTTCACGCTAATTGCTTGATAATTTTTTGTATTAAAAAACACCCACCGGAGAGAGTGAGTGCTTGATTATTAAAATTTAAAAGTTACTGATTCGATTTCTGCACAATTGAAATCCTTCATGGTGTTTCCTACTTCTACACTGAATTTTTTTGAATTTTCTTTGTTTTTTATAATTGAATCTAACACAACACCTTGGGCATTATTACACATTGTTTCAATTTCGATATTTCCATTTAGTTTTATTATCATTTTTGTGTCCATTTAATCCACCCCCCTCTAATACAAATATACAAAAACCACCTAGAAATTACTAGGTGGATTGTAAACAATTAATCACTTTAGGAGGTGTAAAGCATTTTTACTTTACATAAATGTATATTTCGTAAGACACTGACAAGTATTTTTACTTTACAGAAGAAACAAGTTATAATCGACTTCTTTTGCTATTTTATCTTTAGCTCTCTCGTAAAATTTCTGTATTGATCCTTTTGCCAGGTTCAATATTTCTGCTACATCTTGAAAACTCATCTTCTCGCAGTCAATCATCAAGAATACTTCAAGCTCTCTCTTACTCAATCTCCCTAAAGCATGACTTATACTATTATTCGCATCTTTAATATAATCATCATACTCATCGAATGATACTTTCTTGTAGTGATTATCATCGATTACTGATTCCAGGACTTTATGATCAACTAAATATACTGTACGTTTGTCGATGGCTCTGTGTTCGTTTGGATTATGCCCTGAGCGTAGCCATTCAATAATAAATAACTGTTCGTTATACATACTATTTAATATCTGTAATTCGTTCATTACGGGGCATGCTGCATTTTGATTTTTACCTTTATTCTTACCTTCACTTTCCTTATATGCATCAAGCACTTCTTCATGCTCTAATTTAAATGATTCTATGCGCTCTTTTAGTTCTTTGGATGATTGTATATACTCTATCAATAAATCTCTCATATGAGCCTCCTAGCGTGATATAATATAGTTGTCGAATATATAAATCACGAGCCGGTATGGCTCTTTTTTTATGAGATTTTTTCATTTGTTTTATCAATTGCACGCTTAATGTAGTACTCTGCTTTCTCCAGATCCTGAACATTGTTTTTATGCGGAGCTCGTGCAACGTATTTAATAACGTTAGCGATACTGTTTGCAACTACAGATGGATAATGCTCGATAACTTGCTCGATGAAATCAATCACTTCAATTTCACCATAATTATAATGTCCTGCTTTATTAATAACGTCGATTACTTTTTCTGATTGCTGAGACGTATTTAATTCATTCTCTAACTTCTCGATAATTACATTCTTTTCTTTAATCTGTTCTTCATAATTCAGTACCATCTCAGTCTCTTTGTCTTGATACTCTTTAATCGTCGCATTCGCCTGCTTAACAGTCTCTTGCAAGTTCCTATTTACTTCACTGATTTTATCGATTGTATCTTTATGCTTTTCAAGTTGAGAATTAAGGTTTTTCACTTTATTATCGACTCTATCTTCAACAACTTTTTCTAATCTTTTAAGCTTAGCTGTCGCATCTTTCTCGAATGTCTCTCTATCACGAATCGCTTTCTTCTTATCTTTTTCAAGCTGCTTGATTTCTAAGTTTTTTTCGACAAGTTTCTCTTCATACGTTTTTTTATCTGATTCTTTGCTCTCAAATAATATTCTATATTTATCTTCTAACTCTTTAACTTGATCAAGTAACTTGTCATATTCAGACTTCTCAATCGTTTCAACAATTGGTATTCGACTTGCACCTTTTACAGGTTTCGTCTTAATTACAGGTGCTTCATCAAAGATAAGTCCTTGCTCTCGCTGAGCTTTCAGTTTTTTGAACTCCTTCATGTTCTCACTTCTAAATTGAAGTAATGACTGATAAGCAACTCCAATTTCATTTGCTGCTTCCTTCATGTTTTTAGTGTTGAAGATAACCTTATCTACTTCTTCTACAGTTAATCCTTTTAATGTCGTTCTCATGCCATTCGCTCCTTTTTTATTATTGAGGGACGGATAACCGCTCCATTTTAATTTTTAAACTCAATCACTTTTATAATAATCTTAGCTTCTTGACTAAAAATCTTTCTCGTAACAATTTCATAAACTTGACCATCATCATTCCAAATATGATTGTTAGCTGCATCCATAACAGTTTTCAATAAATTATCAATATCAGGTTTAATATGATGTGGTTTATCTAATAACAAAGTTCGTTTCTTCTTAGTCCAGCTTTTAGCCATTGGAATAAAGAAGTAAATCTCTAATTTAACAGGATCTTCAATTAGTAACTTCGGCATCTGCTTTTGAATATATTCTTTATGTTTCATGTAACTAGCAGGCATATATGTCTGAATAAATTTACCAGCATTTCTGAATCTCGGTCTTGGTGATGGCATCGGCTTTTCAAAGCCTTTTCTATCAACATATTTAATCTCGAATCTAGTGACTGACATAATGAATAACTGCTTTCATCTGTTTTTCATGATACAGATATCGAACATCGACTACTTGTGCTTGCTTATTAGTTTCTAAATCATAAATTACATTGTTAACCTGTTTTTCAAAATCATCAACTAAACTAATGACTTTAATCTTCATTATGATCACTCACTTTCGCTTTAATCATTTCAAGTGACTTCTTAACTACCCTGCTGAATTGATCCATGTACTTACTTGATTTGATTGTAATCTTCATCAGTATCCACTCTCCTGACGTTTATGATTCTCTGCGTTCTTTCTGTCATATGCTTGTTCGATGTCCTCTAATGTGAATGCGTAGTGGTCGAGAATAGTAAGTAGTAACATGTATAATCTGAATACGTTTAATTCTTCAGCAAGTAAGCCTATCAAGTCGAGCATATCTACTTCATGAATTCTATCGTACAATTCTTCTAAATCTCCGTTGATAGAATTTACAAAATCAACACTCTTAAACTCATGTTTGTTTAATGTTAAGTGTATGAAGTGAATCACGTCTATTGCTTCATCGATAATGCGTTCTGGTACAACAGACTTCTTTTTCCAATACTTCCATGAATCGTGGCACTCATTGATGAACTCAAACTTTTCCACTTGTAAAGCTAAGCCGTGTTTGATACTCAACTTTTCTCCTTTCCACTCATCTTCACTAATCTCGAACTTCTCTCTAATCATGCTGTCTAACTCTTCCTGTTTCTTGCTGAACTTCTCGAATAACTCCGTTGTCATTTTAATCATTACTTATCCCTCTCTCCTCATCACTTTATGTTCTTTTACTTTGTAAAATTCTTTGTATGGTACTTCTAATGCTTTCAGGTAATCCTTAGCACATTGTTTGTTTGAAAAGGATTCAACAATCTGATTCTGCGGATCAATTACATTCCAATCACTATGTGAGTAAATAATTTTCATCCCTCATTCTCCTTTTCGAGTTGTTCGATCTCTTTGATAACCTCGTAATATGCGTAAATTTCTTGCATAATTGAAGTTTTGCGATATTCTTCGCTAACAAAATCTTTCAACTCATTCCACATCTTTTCATAATCCACAATCCCTCTCTCCTTTCGTGTTATTCTTTCGATATTCTTAAATCCCACAAATATAATTCGCTATTTACTGTTACCGATTTATCTAAAAAGTGAATGATACAATTTCCATTTTCACACTCTTTTAAATCAGTAAGTTTCTTTAAATATTCTTCGTGTTTTGAATCGACAATATCACGACTATACCATCGTTCTCCACAACATTCACAATAGTCACTGTTATCTTGTAGGTATTCTTTTAATCTACTTTGACAATGACTTTCATCATATCCTTCAACAATAACCATTTTGTTTACTTCATCATTTTGAATATAATAACCACCACTATTATTTTGATTTGCGACAATAAATATTGTATTTACTTTTCTCTCCATCTCTCATTTCCTCCTAATTTCGACCACAATCGAACCTTTCGATTTTTCCGAATAGTTCGATTTCTAGTATCTTTCTAGTAATTTTCCAGTTACTCTTCATCACTCCGTTTTACTCTGTTTTTGTGTTAGTTAGTCTGTATCTGATTTTATCCAGCCATGTTGGATTCAGCATTACTTTTGAATGATGGAATGAACCATCAAACATCGTGCCATACGGACGAATACCATTTTTTCTTAGTACATTTTCCAATTCTTGATTGTAGGTAAGCATTACGTAAAACCATATATCTCGATAACCTAGTTTTTTATAGATATTAATGTTGTTCAAAACGAAATTCTCTAACCTATTTGAATCGTCAATTAAAAATGGCGGAATATGGACATGAGGTGTTTTACGTTTAATCATTCGTCATTCTCCTTTGTTTCATTTACAGGTTGATAAGGCATCACTTCATCGATTGTTATATAGTTTGGATGTTCGTCTTTATCCACTTCTTGAACATCTACTATTTCTTTATTGATTTTTACGTTGTCAGGGTGACTGTTCATTACCTGCATAGCTCTTTCTTTTGCATGTTCTATGTCTCGTGCTTCAACGATACAAAATGGATGAAAGAAGAACACCCCTTTTATAATCTCGAAAGTTACTTTGTATATATTAGCCACAATTCCTCTCTCCTTTCGTGAGTTATCTATTAAACGAATCGTTCACTAGATGATTAAAATAACGCTTGTTCATAACTGTATTATTTTCAGTGTTTATTGCTTTTATAGGTCTATTAACCAATGGCATTTCCATAGGTTGTAAGTAGCTTTGTCGAATGACGTATTTAATACCGTCAACCTCTTGTTCGATACGCTCACCATTAAGAATTGCTTCGATTTGATTCTTGTCTATTATGAGTTCTATTGTTTCCACCTCTCATTTCCTCCTTGTGATTTTAAACTTAGGTTATTCAAGTAGATCTGGATGCTCGTGAATGTTGCCGATTACTTCATAATTCATTCCCGTAGAAGTTTTGATTGGATTTAATATATTCCAACCATTTTCTCTTTCGTCCCAACTTACTGCCTTAATCCTTTCATGTTTACCGTGGAAATTTTCCCACCTTTCAACAATGATGTCATCTTGATATATTTCTATACCGTTAATGTCAATTAATCCAGTTGATTGCATGAGTTTACAGTCTTCGAAATCACACCAATCCGTTGAAGTCTCATCGTCATATATTTTGTTAAACCAAATACCTTCACCATGCCAATTTATACCTTCAACCATTTGCATTTTATGTTCCTTTTCTCTCATGTCCCACGCTCTAAATTTCGGTATCATACTGTTTCCTCCACTAACTCAAATTGTCCGTTCACAAATTCTTTTCTGTGCATTACAAACCACGCATATTCATTTTTACACTCTCGATAAAGTACCATCGCTTGCCACTCCTGGTCGCTAGTTCTGTTAAAAGGCTCAACTAACGACGATACAATGTAAGTCTTACCAATTTCTTTATGTCTAACAATAATCTTGTTGACTTCTTTACCTTTGAAAAAATTATTCGTTTGTAGTTCAGCTAACTTTTTATCAAATTCGTTGATGCACATTACTTAACCCCCCATCAAAATAACTCCATCTGTTCTCCCTGCTGTAGCAATCCTTTATTATCTTTAGACCACAGCAGTACTAACTCTCCGTCAATTCTTTCGAATACTTGAATAAAAGGACTATTGTATTTTCTAATTGATTCCAGGAACTCATTAACCGAGCCTTTAAATCCATAGTTCGTGTGCTGTTTTCTTAATCCTGTGCCATGTTCTACCATCATGTCTCTATACTTATCCATGTAGCACCTCGATGAATGTTTGGTTTCATTTTAAAGTCCTAAAAACTCATAAATATATTTAATTTCAGCATCAATTCTTATGTTGTCTCTTTTATACTCATAACAATTATTTATCATTGCATCTGGTTCAAAAACATCATCACCATCAAATTGTGTCAACCATCTCTTAGCACCAAACTCAGTTTTGAAATAATCTTCTGATGTCCACGCATCAGTCAAAACGTCATCTTCATATTTCATAAAATGTACGATATACATATTGCGTCCTCCTAATAATCTTTTTCTATCTTTTAGTAATCAAATATAGTAACCTGCTCATGCACCCTCTCATCGTACCTCTCGTGCATTTCCTGAGCATTATTAAACTCCTCTACATAAACTTCGCCCGACACATCAATCGCTCTGTACGTGTCATCTATGAGCGAATAATAGATATTACCGTTCCGTTTATCTCGTTTATCTGTCTGCCACCCTTTGTTCATGTAATGGTTGAACAGTTTCGTCCATTCTGATTCTTTTAAGTAGATGATCATGTGATTCACTCCTAATTCGAATAGTGCTAGTTGCTTCATACTCGCTCTGTGTAAGCCATATTCCTCACAGTATGCTGCAACTCCCTCACTACTCGTTATTGTTGCAGGATAGCGTACACGATAGAATTCTGTACGCTCCAATATTTTATACATGCCATTCTTTAGTGGAATGACTGTTGTTGCGAACCTCTCTTTATCATCGAGTAGTTTAATGCTGTTCAGTAGTCCATACATAATTACCACCCCTTAAACATCATCTCAAGTAACTTATTCGGGTACTTACCAAACTTGAACTCTTTCAGTTCAGCACGTTTAGTAATTGTTATGCGTTGAGGTCTCTCTTCAAACTCGCTGTTCACAGGTTTACGTGCATGTACGTGTCTATTGATACGTTTATTTCTGTATGTCATCTTCCTACCTCCTCAAATAGTTCAGGGAATCTTTTTACATATTTCTTCGGTACAGGTTCGCCTGCGTCTAATAATCTGATGATCATTTTCTTAACTGCTCTGTCCGAATCTTTTTCGATAACCATATCTTCATCTGTTTCTTTCTTATATCGCTTCACTTTTTCTGTCGCTGCACGTTCAAACGACCAACCGTACTCTTTTACTCTCTGCCAAAAATACGCTTTATTGATTCCATTTTTGACTGCGATATTACTCCACCTCTTATATTCATCGGAAACCTTATTAGTGCGTTTAGGTGGTGTCGTAAGCGCTTCTTCAAAAGTCATGCCATCTCTTGAAATTCTCACGTTATAAGTATTAAGTGAAACAGCTGCTCTATGTTTATTCTCATCATAATAAATTCGTGCTGACGTTTTAGGTTTCATCTCAATTCATCCTTTCTTTCGTTGTCGTCTTACTTTCTTCAACTCTTCATATTCAATCCACTCAGTGTCATGTTCTTCCTGATAGTATTTCGGCGCTCTACATATCCATACCAGCGACTTATCTTGATATAAGTATCTGAATAGCTTTGCCTTCACTTTCGCTGTCTCTGTCGCCATGCCTTTGATGTCGATTACCTCTGTTGTTCCGTCCGTATACGTAACCTCAAAATCTGCGATGTACTCCATCTTGCGTTGTTTCTTAAATGCAGGAATCAATTCGTATCTAGGTTGCAACTCGATATGTTCGATTAATCCGTTGCGTTTCAGATAAATGTAATAGTCTCGTTCTACTATCGAATCGAATATGTGACCGTCATACTCGACCTTTTTTGCGTTATATTTACTCATATTTACGTCCTTTCAACATAGCGTTCAATCGTGCGTCTACTTTTACCCAAGAATTTTCGAGATGATATAGTTTGTCAAAACTTTCTACACCCATCTGATGTTGGGAATTGTGGTGGAAGCGGCATAACGCTAGAACTTCGTACCCGTAATGATCCATTTCTTTTCGATTCGCACCTTTTCCGATAGCTTTGTGATGTGCTAACTCTCCGCGTTTCCCGCAGATTACACACGTTCGATTTATCGTACTCATGTATAAGAATGTTCTGTCATTCTTTAGCATGTCGCTCGTCTTGTGATTTAAAGGTACGTCGTGGATAAAAACCCACTCGATGATTAAATCTATCAACTCGCCTGCAACTCGTCTTGAACAGTCTCTCAGGCTTATATTTTCATATCCTTTCATCATTTCAAGATAGAATATAAACATTTGTCGCATATCCTCTTGTGGATTTCCTGACCACATATAAATATCGTTCAGTAATGCGAATATTTTTCTGCGTTGCTTTGGTGTAATCTTCTTGCCATCTAATATTTCGAGTTCTATGTCTACAGGTATTCCGTTATCTAACATGAGCATCGCATCAGGTGTCATCTCGACACCCGAAACTAGTGCTTGACCGTTTCTATATTTCAGTATTCGTGGCATTCAATCCACGCTCCTCAATGTCATCTTCTGGTTGATATGGCATTACTTCATCTTTTCTTATATAGCTTGGATATTCTTCTTTACTCACTTCTTCAACACCTACTATTTCTTTATTGATTTTCACGTTGTCAGGGTGACTGTTCATTACCTGCATTGCTCTTTCTTTAGCACATTCTATATCTTGTGCTTCGACTATACAGAACGGATGGAAGAAGAAAGGTCCGTTCATAATCTCGAATGTTACTTTATATATGTTCGTCATATAATCACTCCTATTATTTGTAATTAGAAGGGCAAATCGTCATCACTGATGTCAATTGGACCTGTAGCATTAGCGAACGGATTACCGTTATTCGCGTTTTGAGGTGGTGTAGCTGCATTATTCTGCTGTGGTGCTTGTTGTTGTGCGTTCTCGTTCTTCCCTTTCGTTTCCAGGAATTGAACACTATCTGCAACTACTTCTGTTACGTAGACTTTACGTCCTTCTTTATTTTCGTAGTTTCTTGTCTGAATACGTCCGTCAACTCCGACTAACGAACCTTTACTGCAGAAGTTGTTCACGTTCTCTGCTGCTTTCTTAAAGCACACTACTGAGATAAAATCAACTTCATCTTTTTTAAACGCTCTGTTTACTGCTAGTGTGAAAGTCGTTACTGTTACTCCTGATGGCGATACTCTCATTTCAGGGTCTTTCGTCATACGTCCTACTAATACTGTTCTATTTAACATTGTCATCTTCCTCACTTTTAATTAGTATTTTTTCAAGAATTTCATCACTGAACTCTTGTATTGGTATTATTTCTTTGTTATCGATCATTTCCTTACAAGCTAACCCTAGAGATACAATGTAGTTATAAGTTTTTACGTCTCCTGCTTGCTTGTATTCTTTGCAAAGTTCTCTAAAGAATTCCATCGTCTCTTTAACGTTCATCAGTAAAACCTCTGTATCTTTTTGTAGAATTCAAAATTTGCAGTACCTGTCGCACCATCTTTGTTCTTTGCGACAATGCACTCAACGTCTGACTTTGCATGTTGCGTTTCTTCTTGTTCTTTATTGTAGTAATCAGGTCTGTATAACATAAAAATCATATCCGCATCCTGTTCCACTCCACCAGCTTCACGTAAATCGCTCATTACTGGACGTTTATCGTTTCTACCTTCAACACCACGACTCAGTTGAGAGAGTGCGATAATCACGCATTTATACTCTTTAGCGATAATCTTTAGCTTTCTAGATATATCTTCTACTTCAAGTCGTCTGTCTTTGATGCTTTCATCTGATTTCATCAAAGTTAGATAGTCGATGATAATTACGTTGTTATCTGATTCGTTCATCATTCGTGCTGCTTGATTCTGAATATCTTTAGGGGTTATCTGACTACCGTCATTGATCATGAAGTTCATTTTTTGAAATCTATCCATGAATTCAGTAATCTTTAACATTTCATCCTGATTGATTGATTCAGGATATTTGAACTTACTTAGATTTACTAACGTTCTTGATGCTATTACGCGTTGCGTTATCTTCTTAGCAGTCGTTTCTAAAGAAAATACTGCAACGTTACAATTATTACTTTCTAACTCACACCCAATATTTAACGCAAAAGCTGTTTTACCCATTGAAGGTCGTGCTGCAACGATTACAAGTTGTCCAGGTTCGAAACCACTAATTAAAGAATCTAGATTTTTATATCCTGTCTTTAATAGTCTCGGCTTAACTTCTTGCAGTAATTCTTCTTTAATCGTGCTTAATGTTTCTGCTTTAGTATCTTTGCGTTTTATCTCAATATCGTTTAAATATTTGAGTGTACTTTCTAAAAAGAGTTGGTTTTCTCTATTAGGCTGTCTTGTATAGTTATCGGTCGCCTCTTTTATCTTTCGTTTTTTATATATTTCAAGTACATCAATTTGATATTGAGTAAAATGCGATTTCATTATCAATCTGTCGTTCAGCAGTTTTTCCATTAAATTTTCAGGAAAGAACTCGTTACCATACTTCTGTGATTGTGCGTAGATGTCTGCAACGTCTACCTTATTGTGTTGATTCGCGTATTTAATGAAGTTATGACTATATATATCTGCAAACATCTCTTGTTTGAGCGCTAACTCTCCGAATAAATCTGGATTACGTAACAACGCACCTATTACTAGATATTCTGCATTCGTTTCATTAATCATCATCTGCACCTCTCAATCGCTTAAGATTAGCTTCGATGAGTTTTTGTTTCTCTGGATCAATAGGGGTATTTCTATTAATCTCGATTTCTTTCTGTATCTCTTCGTATTGCAACAAAGCGTGATTTACACCTTTAATCATCTTTATTTCTGAAACTTTAGGCTCAAATTTACTCGTTCCATAATGTTCATATAACTTTGCTTTAGTAAGTTCATAATCTGCATTCTGTAACACATACCACCAGGCATCAGCTACAGTTTGATTAATATTGAATTTAGGATATAATTCTTTAACCACTTTCAATATTTCTGCTACTTGTTTTCTATCCACTTAGACACCCCATTCATCTAAATTAAATTCATCGTTAGATGTCTGTTCTTTTTTATAACTAATATCTTGATTAAGATAACTTTCGAATTTAGTTGAGAATAATGTTTCAGGTCTTAGATATTTATTCATGTCACTGTTCTTCCACTCACTACACTTAATGTCTATAACTTTCTTAAAGTCATCTACAGTAAATCCTTCTTCTAATCTCGCATTTATAAATGATTGAGTTTTCTTAGTAGTATGCTTAAACTCTTTATCTGCTTTTTGATTGAGATACGCGACTATATCTTTATTCTTTTCATTCTTCTCATTCTTTACATTCTTGTTTGTGTTGGTTTGTTGTTGGTTTGTTGTTGGTTTGTTGTTGGTTTGTTGTTGGTTAACTTCGTCTTGTAGTTGGTAAACTCCCCAATTAACAACGGTTACAACACTAAATTTGTTGTTGGAATTGATGTTGATAATTTGCAGACTTTCTAACGTCTTCATGTAGTCGTATAGCGTTCTTTCTTTTATCTTTAAACGCTCTGACCATGCCTTTCTCCCAAATATAAATTGACCTGGTTTGAGGTGTACAATCTGATTTCCAACTAATTGATCATGGTCTTTATGACTGGCAGACGTTAGGCAGTAGATGAAAACTTTAAGTATTTTCTCGTTGTCAAATACTGCACTGTCTGTAATCTTTCTGTGTAACTTAATCCAGCCACTCATTTAATCACTCCTGTTTCTTTTTAGAGTTGATTAACACTTCTAACTTTTTGATATATGCAGGTAAATCTTCTTTGAATATTTTTGTTTTATCTTCGATTTTTAACCAATGAAGCAACTTACTTTCAGTAGCATCATCCCCACCGATTTTTATAGCTTCATCTAACTTTTTTTGTAATTCTTCAAGGTCTTTATCATCAGCAAGTGTTTTTACCTGCTCAGGCTCTTTCTCTCCGTTGTAGATGTATAGTCCTAATCCATGTAATGCTGCAGCTTTAACAAAACAACGCTTGTGCGCTTTGTTAATGTCGAATGCTGCGATTGTATCAGGTGCTACAGGTTTATTTCTAAAATCGAGTACAGGTAGTAATTCGGTTTCGGTCTTACCTTTAATCGTTACTGATACTTGAACGAAGTAACCTTCTTTCGTTTTAAGGAATGGTACGAAGAAGTCGTCAATCGGTACATCGGGGTGTGGGAACTCATGAATCTTAACCGAGTAATCCGGGTCAATCTTCTTTAGGTAACCATGAGCCCAACTCCATGAAAGATAGCTTAATCCATTCTTCTGTTCTACGTGATCGTTTACATTTACTTTGTTTAACTGTTCGAATAATGATTCTGTCATTCTTCTTCTCCCCCTAGCGATGATATATCGATTAGTTTATGTTCGTATTCCGTCGTCTCTACGTGCTGCCAAATGTTATGCTGTGACAAGTCAGGCTGTCCGTCATTTTCTCCAAACCCTTTGAATAACTTCGCATCTTTGCGTGATGTGCTGTAAGTCGTTTTATACTCAGAATGTGCAGCTACGAATAACTCGACAGGTGAATTCTTTAAGCTATAGTAGTAACTCGTTTTAGGCTCTGTCTTGTAGTTCATCTAGCAGTCCTCCCTCAAATACTTTGTCTAACTGATAGTGCCAGGCTCTCGACTTGTGATTACATTGAAAGTCGAATAAGTAGATACTTCTATGACCTTCTGCATACCTTTTATCAATATGCTTGAATTCGATTGTTGTCATACCATCTTCGATCGTAAAACTCACTTTAGCTTGAATATTCGTAGCGATAATACGTTCAATAGCTTCTGATACTTCATTGAATAGTAAGTTGTTGTTCATCATATCAGCGCACCATCTTTCATAACTGCCATCATGTGTTCATATTTTTCATACGCTGATTCGTGACTGTCATGTCTAAGTGATATATGAATACCTCTGTTTCTATATTCGTAAGAATCGCTAAAATGCACTAATTCTATCCACCCACACACAGTATTGTGATTTATCCACACATCTTTCACATCGTTCTCAATAGCGTACTTATTCAATTCATTTAACATGTATAGAAAATCTGATTTGCAAAATTCAATAGCTTCCATAATTTCTCCATTTCCTACAGTCGAAGAACATGCTATAATGAAGTTGTCTAATTTTCATTACGCACATACTTAACTGTATGTGTTTTTTATTTGTCTTCATCTTCTTCCATTTCTTCATCATCTTTAGTAATGAAAACATGGCTCTCATCTTCTTCATAAGAAGTGAATAACTCTTCCATCACATCTCGCATCATCTCGTTATCAGGTATCATCATCTCACCTCCTTTAGCGAATGTACTGAAACTTAATCACGCCACCTGTATCATCAAATTTGCTGTGTAGCACTCGTATATCGTCATCTTTCGTATAGAAGGATAAATCCCTCTTATACTTCTTTACTTCGCCTCTACGGTACGTCAGGACGATAATATGACTGATTTTATTTATCGCTTTCAACGAATTCACTATTGATTACGAGTAGTAATGCTGCACACGATAATACGATGAATAGTCCTGCTGTTTCTAAAGGTTCGAGGTGGTCGCTTGCTAATGTGATGATGTAGCTTATAGCGAGTAGTACAGTTGATGTTGCTATGATTAGTTTCATCTGTTGCACTCCCTTACCATAAAATTTTTGATGAATTCTCTTGCAGGTGCTACTTCGATATAACGTTTATTGCTGCCTTCAAACCTTCTGATATATTGTTTAAAGTCCTGATGCGAATAAACTTTCTTTTCGAGATCACTGAATGATATTCCGCAAATTTCAGGAAACTCATGTTTCGCGTCTGCAAAGTCTGCGTATTCACGTTGTGGCATTGCTTGTTGAAGTGCTGCAACAAGTTCAGCTTTAACGTCTGATAAATCGATTGTTAGCATTTAAGTCACCTTCCTTTAAGCGATTTCTGAATATCGCATGTCTTTAATAAACTGAATTGCTCTATCGACATCGCGGCGTTTAATGTGATTGTTTGGTGCGTTACCTTTCATTCCTAAATGCTTTTTAGTAGCAACTAATATTTTTGATTTAGCTTTACCGATGTCGTAGCGACGTTGCTCTTTTAAGCGTTTGTTGTGTTGTGCTAGTTCATAAATATCTGTAGTTGCGACATCTTCTAGTGTTAATTGCGTTCCATTTGCATCTACATATTTTTCAGCTTTATCTTTTACCATGTACTTAATCGCTGTAATATCCTGTGGAGTAACGTATTCACCTGTTAGGGTTTGTTTGATTTCTTTAAGTTCGTTCGATGTCTGCGTATTGTAATCAAGTTGTAAATTACTTACTTTCGCGATTTGTTCTACTAACATCGTTAATATTTCAGGATTATTAATCATTTCAGTTGCTGTTGCTTTCGTGATGTACATTCCTTTGTTTCTGACCGTTGGAACTAATTCGTCAAAAACCCATTGTTCAAATTTTTCTGCATCAGGCAATTTAGATTTTGTAATCAATCTATATAAATTACCTTCACTAATAAATTTTTTACTTTGTTTTCTTCCCATTGAATCTATGACGTCGTAAAACACGACCCCATTTTCTTTCGTGTGTTTGTTGATTGCATCACGTGGATTTGAATATCCTAATTTACTTGCGACCTCAATCGCAGGAAAGTACGCTTTATCTTCGTGATTTAAAATTTGCAACTCTCCAAATTGTGAGTTATTGAATACTTGTAATTCGTCCATTTGTTTTCCTCCTAAATTTGTTATAATTTTCATATCTCCTTTTGAAAGGAGGTGATACTGTGAAAGCAATCTTAAATTTTGAAAACGATAAATTTGTTGAAGTTGAAAACCTTCAAAAAGTAATTAAAAATGGGGCTCATGGTGCTATCGTTAAGACCGGCGAAGATATTAAAAACACCATATATTCAAACGGATCAATTACTTTTGTCGGAGATACTACAATAGCTGTCTCATCAGCTAAATTAGGATTCGTTCAATTTATCGACTAGTTTTAACAACTCTGTTGCTGCTATAAGCAGCTCAGGGTTTCTTGTTTGCGATTTGAGCAAAACGATAATGTAACTTACAATTTCTTCTTGTAATTCGTTCATGTTATCCTCCTAAGTTAATTTAAAATTCGTTCTCTTTCGGGAACATCTTTTGTAAAAAAAATTTCTAATTCATTGGTGTTATAGCCCAATATACTTGCTAATTTAATGAATTCATTAGCCCCAATTTCAACTAATCCATTCTCTCTCTTTGCGTATGGAGTTCTAGTTTTCCACCCCATTTTTTCAGCAACTTGATCTTGAGTTAATCCTGCAGCAATTCTTTCAGCTTTTAATCTGTTAAGATTTAATTCCATAACTTCACCTCCGTTCGTTCCTTTTTGGGAACAAATCAAATTTAACACTCCCGTTCTCATATGTCAACTAAAAATAATAAATAATATTCTTTTTGTATCATATAAAGTTTTTATTGTATTCAAATGGGAACGATGATATTATAAAAATATCAATAAGAATACTACTAAAGGATGATTAACAATGAGAAGTAATGATGAAATCATTAATATTATTTCAACTGAGTTATCTAATAAGGGAATGTCAGCTGCAGAGCTTTCAAGACGCGTAGGAATTGCAAAATCTGCATTATCTCGATATTTAAATAAAACAAGAGAATTCCCACTAAATAAAGCTGAAGATTTTGCAAATGCTTTAGATATTTCTACGGAATATTTACTAGGATTTGAATCAAACAAATCTGAATTTGTAGAAACTATTGCTGCACATATCGACGATGACGTTACTGAGGAAGAAATGGAAGAAATATTAGCATACATAGAAATGAAACGCAGCTTAAGAAGAAATCGCAATAAGTAAGGAGTTGTGAAGATGCAACTTAGAGAGAAATTATTAGATCCTTATCCAAACATGGTAATCGAATATGATGAAAATATGCCTGCTAAGATGGGTGGATTATACGAACGGTACTTTGAATATCCTAACGGGATTATTACAATAACAAATAAACTTAATTATTATATTCAAAACGGTCATCTAGCTGAAGAAATTGGCCATCATGAGACTTCTTATGGTGATATTCTGTCAGTCTACAACAAACAATACAATGTCGATTCAGCTAGACAAGAGTTGAGAGCTCGACGTTTTGGCCACAAATTAATACTACCTTTAGAAAAACTTATTGAGTGCTACAAAAAAGGGCTTTGGGGAGATATATATGAGATGTGTCTACATCTTGAAATAGATCGAGTGCATTTCAATGAGGCAATTGAAGATTATAAAGCGAAGTTCGGATTATATGTTAGATATTCAGGCTACCTAATCCAATTCGAGCCTTTGAAGATTCAAGAATTATAAAATGGGTAATCGGCTTAATGCCTTTATCATATAAATACATATAAGGAGATGATTTTTTTGGCAAGAAAGGAAAAGGAAGAAGAAGTTTTATACAACGAGAAAGGTGAACGTGTCGTGTATCGTGATGCTCCTAAGAAGAAGAATAAGTTTTTACCTGGTTGCTTAGGTCTCGTATTATTAATGTTAATTATTGGTGCTTGTGCAGCAGCGATGGGTGGCGAAGATGATACGAAGAAAGAAAGTTCATCTAAAGAATCAACTACTACATCTGAAAAGAAAGAAACTAAAAAGACTTACAAAATCGGCGACACAGTTAAAGTAGGAAAAATGGAGTATAAAGTTAATGGTGTTACAACAGGTACTTCTGTTGGTCCTGCTGCCTTACCCGCAAAAGCAAAAGATACATTTGTAATTGTTGATATTGAAGTGAAGAATAACGGAGATGAAGCAATTACAGTTGACAGCGCTTTATTCAAGTTAAAAACTAAAGGTAAAACATTAGAAGCTGATAGTACCGCATCTATGTCAGCTAACCAAAGCGAAGATGGAAGTATTGAAAATTCTTTCTTCTTAGAACAATTAAATCCCGATAGTATTACTAAAGGTAAAGTTGTTTATGATGTATCAAAAGCAATGGCAGATTCACCTGATAAACAATTGGAAGTTGCAACAGGTTTCTTTGGTACTGAAAAAGATTTAATAGATTTAAAATAAAACTTAATAATAAGGGTGTCTTTGCCATACCCTTATTTTTTATACCCATTTTTCAAGAAAGGAGCATATTAATGGCTGTATACAAAGATAAAACTACCGGCAAATGGTACTTTTCTGTTCGATATAAGGACATTTATGGCAATAATAAAAGGAAGCTAAAACGTGGATTTGATAAGCAGAGAGAAGCTAAAGCAGCAGAAGCTAAATTTTTAACTGAATCAGTTGATAGCTATTCATCAGAACAGACATTTGAATATGTTTTTTATCACTACTTAGATAATTCAGACTTGCGTCCTAAAACACGCAAACGAAAAGAGAATGAGTATAAGAAGCATGTACAGTCGAAGTTCGGACATATTAAGATAAGTGAGATTAAGCAGAATCAGTGTCAAGAGTTCAGGAAGTATCTTATTGATAATCTATCCTCAGTCAATTCTGCACGAACGGTGTGGAGTGGTTTTAAAGTAGTAATCAATCATGCAATTAAGCATTTCGGATTGCGTATTGATCCAACGGTATCGATTAAACCTATTCCGAGAAAAAAGCCGAAGCCAACATTTATTATGCGTGATGAATTTGATAGTAAAGTAGATAACTTTATAGATGATGCTTACGTAGAAGCAAGTCAGTTGATGTTCTATTCAGGATTGCGTGTAGGTGAGTGTTTTGCCTTAACGTGGAAAGATATAAATTTAAGCAAGAACGAGTTGATGGTATCAAAGACAATGGATATTACGAATCGACAAATATATGATAGAGCGAAAACAGAATCATCTGAAACAATCGTTGTATTTCCACAATTTATATCTGATATTTTAAGTGATAGATACGAGCGAGAAAGTAAGAAATGGCAGTACTTTAATGATGATTATTTCGTCTTTGGCGGTATCGCCCCAAAACATTACGCCCACTATCATAAGAAATTTAAAGAAGTGTTTCCAGGCTACCATATACATTCATTGAGACATAGCTATGCATCATACCTAGCGAATAACGGTGTAGATATTTTTGATCTACAACAGCTGATGCGACATGCACGCATCACGGAAACATTAGATACTTACTCACACCAATATACAGATAAAAAGCACAAGGCAATTTCCGTATTCGATAAATAA